AGACTTTGGCGCAGCTACCGCCGGAGACAGTGGCGCAGCTACCGCCGGAGACAGTGGCGCAGCTACTGCCGGAAACTATGGCGCAGCTACTGCCGGAAACTATGGCGCAGCTACCGCCGGAGACAGTGGCGCAGCTACCGCCGGAGACTTTGGCGCAGCTACCGCCGGAGACAGTGGCGCAGCTACCGCCGGAGACAGTGGCGCAGCTACCGCCGGAGACTTTGGCGCAGCTACGTCGCGCGGGAGCGCGTCCGTTGGCACAAATGGCATTGCGTGCGCGCGCGGTTACGCGCCTATGGCAAGGGGCGGTCTGGGCGCTGTGCTGGTGCTCGTAGAAGAACAATCGGACAGCTATAACATCGCGCACTGGAAAGCCGTCGAAGTCGATGGCAAAACGGTGAAGGCGGATATGTGGTATCGGCTGGTAGACGGCAAACTGGTGGAAGCAGGTGACGACGAATGAAGGTATTCGGCGACCCGCGCGCTCGGGCAAAGGCGCGCCGCTACATCGTCTGGGGCATCGAGGACGGCATCGTCTGTGCGGGCTTCCTCGGCGGCATCGCGCTGGCCGGGTGGGTGTTCCATGTGATCTTCGCGGCACTGGGGGTGGCGTGATGACAGAAGAACAGCGCCGTATACATAACGCATACAATCGGGCGTACTACGCGCAACACCGCGACCGCATCCTACAGAACAAGCGCAATAACCGCGAAGCGCGCAACGCATATATGCGCAAATACCGCGCGGCGAACTACGAAAAGCTGTCTGCGTACTACAGCGACAGACGGCGCAAAAAATCGCGTGGCACCGCTTTCGGCGCGTTTTTGCGGGAAAACGGTATCACGCAGACAGCAGCGGCAAAAATGCTTGGCGTGTCTGTATCAACGGCAAACTGCTGGGCGAACGGAATCACAACCGCAAACGAAGATAAGATCCGCGCAGTGTGGCCGGAGTATGGAGGCGAGACATGATGCGCCTAACAATCGAACCGCCGGTTGAGCCCCCGGCCTACACCTGCCCGCGCTGCCCGGTGTGCGATGCGGAGACGGACAAGCTGCTGCGTGACCGATGGGGCAACATTGTCGGCTGCCCGGAATGCGTGAAGGAGGTAGACGCATGGACATTGTAAGTGACACCTATATTCGCGGCGGCATCCCGCAAAGCCGTTATTGCCGCAGTTGTGCACACTATCAGACGCTTTCCGGCAGCAGCATCGACAGCAACTGCAGCGGCAGTGCGCGCGTCTGCCTGTACATCCTCGACACCGGCCATCGGCGGGGATGCTTGCCAGGCTATGGATGCGATAAGCACATCACATTCGCGCAATGGCGCGAGAGCAAGCGCGGCCGCGCCGTCCTGCGGCAGAAGCGCAGCCAGAGCCGCCCCAGGAAACGGAGGGCAGCACCATGACGACTGGCCGCGCAACCCTGCGCTATATCCTCGCCAGGGCACGCATCTACTTTTCTGACGAACACATTGCCTGTGATTACTGCCCGTGTCTGGAAACATACAGCCGCAAGCAGTGCCGCCTTACCGGCGAGTATCTGCTCGACACGCGCACCATCGGGTACAACTGCCCACTGGAGTTTGAGCCGGAAGGAGGCGAAACATCATGAACAAATTCCGTTGCCTGCGCGCGGACGAGATCGAGTGCCGCGTGCAGAAGGTCGAGGATAACGGCCTTATCCTCCTGCTCTACAAAGACGCGCGATGCGACATGACCATTCTGGACGAGACGGTCGGCGCGATGAACTGGCAGCGTGAGCACCGGCGCGATAACGCCAACTGCGTCGTCTCCATCTGGGACAGCGAAAAAGGGCAGTGGATCAGCAAGGAGGATACCGGCAAGGAATCCAATACGGAGGCGGAAAAGGGCCTTGCGTCCGACAGCTTCAAGCGCGCGTGCGTTAACTGGGGTATCGGCCGCGAGCTGTACACTGCACCATTTATCTGGATCTCGGCAGGGAACTACACTGCCAACGGCCGCAAGTGCTATGACAAATTTGCGGTCGAGAAGATCGAGTACACGAAGAATTCGGACGGCTCCGACCGTCACGAAATCCTGAACCTATCCATCCGCAACACGACCATGAACAAGCGCGTGTTTGTCCACATCGGCAGCACCGCAAACACCACAAAAGAAAGGAAGTAAATCACATGATTATCCGCACCAGAACCGGCGATTGCATTGTATCTGGCAAACTTTCCCGTGACGCAGAGTTTTCCAACGTCGGCTCGAAAAACACGCCGCTGACGAAGTTTAGCATTCCTGCCCGCGACACTGTGCAGCCGGACGGCAGCAAGCAGACAGAATGGATCAACTGTGAGGTTTGGTATGAGGCCGCCATGAATGCCGCGCAGCTCAAAAAGGGTGATGCCGTCATCGTATGTGGGCAGCTCTCAACGCGCAGCTATACCACCCGCGACGGGGAGGAGCGCAGCGAGGAGCGCCTGCGTGCAGACGCATTTGTCAAAGCGTCCGTCCCGGTCTCTTCTGCCAGCGTGGAGCAGCTTGCCTCCGCCTATCCCGGCGTCGTGCGCGGCGTCGGAGTTGTCGCGGACGACTTCACGAATGAGCCAAAGTTTGAGGCCCTGCCGGACGACGAATCCGACCTGCCGTTCTAACCAGGGCGCGCCATGGCAGAAAAACGAATGTTCGCGCGCTCGCTCATCGACAGTGATGCGTTTCTGGAGATGCCGCTCTCCGCGCAGGCGCTGTATTTCCACCTCAACATGCGCGCGGATGATGACGGGTTCATCAACAACCCGAAGCGCATCACGGACTATGTCGGCGCGGCGGCTGACGATCTGAAGCTGCTCCTTGCAAAGCGCTTTATCATCGTCTTTGATTCCGGCGTCATTGTCATCCGGCACTGGCGCATGCACAACACGCTCAAAAGTGACCGATACCATCCGACGAACTATCAGGAAGAGTTTGCGACGCTCTGTCTGGAGGAAAACAAGGCTTACTCCGAGCGCCCGCAGACGACACCTGCCGCAGAACCGGCCAGAGTGGAAAAGCCAGCCGCGCGGCCGGCGCAAAAAGGCGCCGCAAAGCTTCCGGAAAAGAAACCCTATGGAGAAATGCACAACGTCATGCTCGCGGATGACGAGCTGGCAAAGCTCCAGCGAGATTACCCGAACGACTACAAAACATACGTCGAGCGCCTGTCCCTGTACATCACCAGCAAAGGCGCGCGGTACAAATCCCACTACGCCGTCATCCGGCAGTGGCTTGTGAAAGACGGCGTGAAGGCCGAGAACGAGAAGCGTGCGCCGGTCTCCGGTAAGGACGACCTGGACAAAGTGGAGCGAATGCTCGCTGCCATGAAGGGGGGTACCGCGAATGCCGACCATGTTAGCCCTTGACCCCGGCAACCGGGAAACCGGCTGGTGCATCGTCGATACGATCACCCGCGCGCCGGTGCAGGGGGGGAAGGACGAGAACACGCTCGTCTCCGGCATCGTGTCCGGCGGCGCGTTCACTGTCGCCGCGATAGAGATCATCGAATCTTACGGCATGGCGGTCGGGCGTGACGTGTTCGAGACCTGCGAATGGATCGGACGCTATAAGCAGTTGCTCGACGACCGCGGCGTACCGTACCACATCGTCACGCGCAAGGAAGAGAAGCTCACCATCTGCGGCAGCCCTCGCGCGAACGATACCACGATTAGGCACGCGCTGATTGACCGCTTCGCGTCGCACGACTTCCGCAGCGGTAAGGGCACGAAAGCAAATCCAGACTTTTTCTATGGCTTCCGCGCCGATCAGTGGAGCGCGTATGCCGTTGCAACGACCGCCCTCGACCGGGCGGAAAAGGAGATACTTATATGAAAACTTATATGACGATCAGACAAACAGCAAGCGAGACGGGTCTCGCTGCGGGTACGCTCCGTGCCCGGCTCAAGCGCAACAAGCTACCAGGCTTCTATGCCGGATCCCGCTACTACGTCAACGTCCCTATGTTGATGCAGATGCTCGACGCGGAAAGCCGGTTGAACGCTTCCCTCGACACGGCGGAGCGCGAAAGGGAGAGTGACAATGCACGATAAGACAGAGCTGCTTGGCGTCAAGGGAAGTTGGCGCGAGGTAGTAGACGACTGCCGCGCGACCGTTGGCAAGGAGAGCCTTGGTCACGAGCCGAGCGAGCAATTCAAGCGCAATATCCTTATCGCGGAGCACAGCCCGATCCGCGACCTCCGCGTGCGCTGGCGCTGGCGTGACATCCCGAGCTGGGTCGCCACGCACTGGTCGCGGCATAAGTGGGAGTGCTTCATCCGCACACAGCGAAGCGACCGCACCGGCATCCCGCGCGGAAAGCTGCCGCAGGAGGCGCCGGTCACGTTCACTGGCGAGGCCAACGCGCAGAACCTCATCGACACATGGCGCAAGCGGCTGTGCTATCAGGCATCGCCGGAGACCCGGCAGCACGCCGAAGATTTCAAGGCGGCGCTGCACGAGGCCGAGCCGGAGCTGAGCGACGTGCTCGTGCCAAACTGTGTGTACCGCGGTGGCTGCCCGGAGCTGTTGACCTGCGGATTCTGGGAGCGCTTTTGCCCGGCCAAAGGCACGATCCAATACCGATACGACCGATACAACGCGCTGTTTTATGAGCGCAGAAAGGGACGAGACGGATGAACAGAATTTGCGAGCAAGTGCGTGACCTGCTGGCGCACGATCGTGGCAATCTGAATTTCTCGCCGGCAGCACGCTACGCGGTGCAGCGGCTGACAGACTACGCCGAGCAGGAGCACGAGCTTCGGGGCAAGGCAGAGGAGCGGTGCGTGAAGATGAACGGGCAAGTGACGGATGCTCGCCTCATGGTAGAGGCTCAGGCGCGCACGGTCGACGACCTGCGGCAGCAGCTGAGCTTCCTGCGGCAGGCGATGCAAGATGCGGGGGTGTAAGGATGAATAAAGACGTTTTGTTTTCCAGCAAGACTGATTTGTGGGAGACCCCACAGGACTTTTTTGACATGCTTGACGCGGAGTTCGGCTTTACGCTGGATGCCGCCGCTGACGCACAAAACCACAAATGCCCCTGTTACTATACGCGAGAGCAGGATGGACTGAAACAGCCCTGGCCGGGCACGGTGTGGTGCAACCCACCATACGGTCGGCAGATCGGAAAGTGGGTGCAAAAGGCCAGCCACGAGAACTACGTGAATAACAACACCATCGTCATGTTGCTGCCAGCGAGGACGGACACGCGATGGTTCCACACGTATATCTATAAGCGGCCGAACGTCGAGACACGGTTCGTGCGCGGGCGGCTGAAATTCGGCGGCAGCAAAAACAGCGCGCCGTTCCCGAACATGGTCGTGATTTTCAAGCCGAAAGATGCGGAGGTATGAAGATGGACGCGCTGAAATTTATCGAAGAACGCAACCGGATGTGTGACCGATATTGGCAGGTAGACGGAGACTGCGACGGCTGCCCGATGGTTAATGTAGGCGAATGCAACGAACTGCGCAATATGGTTGACGATGCCGGTAAAGCCGTGGGGAAGGTCGTGGAAACCGTCGAAAAGTGGTCAAAGGAGCATCCGCGTAAGACGCGGCAAAGCGAGTTTCTTAATATCTGCCCGACTGCCAGGGTGGACGACGTTTGTGTCCTTGACGTGTGCCCGGCGATCATCGACGTCAGATACAGAGAACGAGGAGGAAGAAATTGCGGTAATCTAACACGTCTTTCGTGCCAGGATTGCCGTCGCGAGTTCTGGATGCAGGAGGTGGAGTGATGAACAGGCTGACGTTTGACGGCAATTTTTGCGACATCGCGCAGTGCCGGGAGCTGCCATGTCCGCACGGTGGCAGCTGCACACAGCGCAAGGTGTGGGAGAAGCTCAAAGCATACGAGGATTCCGGCTTTACGCCAGCAGAAATTAAAAGCCTATATGCTGAATGGGATGTCATGATGTCAGTGCTGAACAGCATTGGCGGCGGCTATGAACGCCTCCGTCAGCTTGCAGAGGCAGATAAAGCCGGGCGCTTGGTGGTGCTGCCGTGCAAGGCGGGAGACGAGCTTTGGACATTCTACAATTACCCGGACGAGCAAGTTTGCAGTTTTACTGTGACAGATATAAGCACACTTAATGGGAGGACTATGTTGAACACATCACGTTGCGGTGTTATAGATGCGCGTGATGTCGGTAAGACCGTATTCCTGACCCGCGAGGAGGCGGTGGAAGCATTGGAGGCGATGAATGATGAGTAAGGCTATCATGCTGAGCATCCGCCCAAAGTGGTGCGAAAAGATTGCCAGCGGCGAAAAGACGATCGAGGTGCGAAAAACCAGACCGAAGCTGCCGACACCGTTTAAGTGCTATATCTACTGCACCAAAGATCGGCACCTGACATTTTGCCGAGGCAAGCGGTATTGTTATGCGGATGACCATACGCATAACGCTTTTGACATCACTTGCAATGGGACAATCATTGGCGAGTTTGTGTGCGACAGCATTGATACCTACGATGATGATACGATTTTTTCGTTTCGCCATGAGGACTACGCGCGCTGGAACGATTTTGGCCTTGACCGTGCGTGTATGCACCCGGAAGATTTCCAGAATTACGCTGACGGCAAGTGGCTGTACGGCTGGCACATCTCCGACCTTAAAATCTACGATAAGCCGCGAGAGTTACGAGATTTCAAGAAAAGCAACCGCGACTGTTTTTATGCTGATCTTGGGCTTGCAAAAAGAGACTGCCCTGATTGCAAAAATTCAGGATGCTTTTTAGAGCGGCCGCCTCAAAGCTGGTGTTATGTGGAGGATGACTGATAATGGATGAATACATCAAGCGAGAAACGGCGCTCGCATTAGTGCGACCGGATGCGCCAGAGGATGAAAAAGCCGCTGTCACAATCGCAACTGCCAAAAAACTCGTTCGGGACATTGTGCGCCGGACACCCGCCGCCGACGTTGCGCCGGTGGTGCATTGTAAAGACTGCCGATCCTACAATAAGCCGCGGCTGGGATGGTGCTCAGTCCACCTCGACCGCGAAGGTCCGGACGACTTTTGTAGCTACGGCGTGAGGATGGACGGTGATAGTGATGCGGCTGATTGATGCAGATAATGTAAGAAATTTGTTTGACGCAGAATTTAAGGAGACACGGAAGTTAATTTTGGCAGGGGAAACGCATTTGGATAATTTGGCAGAAGGTTTCGCAGAAGCTGACCGAGTGATATGGCAAATGCCCACCGTGGACGCGGTACCGGTGGTGCATGGGCACTTTGTGCATGACGGGTCAAGGATTGCTCACGGCGTGGACTGGTGGCACTGCAGCAACTGCGGCAGGCTGGCGTCTGGAGTCGAGACGCGCTTTAACTACTGCCCGTGGTGCGGCGCGAGAATGGACGGTGACGACGATGGATGAACATATCGAACGGCAGGCGGCCATTGACGCAGTGACGGCTGTTTATGTCCGCACTGCAGGGTACAAGACACGGGAACGTGTTTGGGAAACGAGGGAAGCTATACAAAAGCTCCCCGCTGCCGAGGAGCCGATGGACTGGATCAGCGTCAAAGATAGGCTGCCGAAGCCGGAAACCGAAGTTCTGGCGGTATGTGTGAGGAACGGCTACCGCTTCATCTGCCCCGTGATTTATGAGAATGGAACCACACTAACGCAAGACAGCATATGGAACTGGTACGAGTTGGACAATTACGGGACGTACAGCGAAGAAAACGATGATTACTTTGTCCCCGAAGGCTGGTGGGAAGCTCGGCAGTTTACGCCGGATGACGTATACAATAATCCCGTGGACTGCGCCGTCACGCACTGGATGCCGCTGCCGGAACCGCCAAAGGGGGTGCTCGACGATGCCAAAGAGAATTAACCCGCGCCGGAGACCGGCGACACAAGCGGACGTGCAGCGCGCAAAGGACGCGGCGACGGCAGATGCCTGCCGCGTGACGCTGGCAATCTTTTTCACGGCGCTGCTGGATAAGGAAGGCATGTGCGCGGAGCAGCTCCAGCGCATCTGGCGCGAAGTAGAGGCGCTGAGCGAGAGCGTGCGCGACGGGTACGTCTCCGCGACCGACCTGATCCGCGTGCTGCGAGAGGAATATGAGATTGACATTGTAGGAGGGTAAAGCCATGCGCAGAAAACCGCTCGCGCCGCTTACGCCGGAACAGCAGCAGCTCGCGGCGGATAACGAGAAATTGATCTGGTTTTTCTTGAAGAAATACGCACCCAGAAGCGACCCACAGGAATTGTACGGCGTTGCCGCAGAAGGTCTGATCCGCGCCGCGGCTACATACGATCCGGCACGAGGGAAATTCTCCACGCACGCAATGTACCACATGCGCAGCGCGGTCGACTTCGATCAGCGCTGCGCGAAACGGAAGAAGCGTTCAGGGAAACCGGTACTGCATATGGATGACGTTGACGTAATTGGCCAGAGCAAAGAATGTAACGCGAAAATGTACGGCTTCGTGCCGCTGCGAGACAGGCCGTGCCTGTCTCTGGACGAAACCGGCGCGGATGTAGAACGCTTTCTGCGGTCACTTCCTGCGCGCGATCGTGAACTCGTTCGTATGCGCGTTGGCGGCGACACGCTCAAAGAAATTGGAGACACATTTGGAATCACGATTCAGGCAGCCAGCGCGCACATGAAGCGCATAGCAAATAAGTGGGAAGCATTTGAACTCTATGGAACGCAAGAAAGGAAAAGATAACAATGGAAGAACTCGCAATGTTGGAATACGCGCGCGACGGCGCGAGCAACGCAATCCGCCTCAGAATCCTGACGGATGCAATCTTCAACGCCGCCCGGCTGAACTACAGCGGCAAAAAGCTCGCCTTTGACGACGACGAGCTTTGCACCGTGCTTCGGGCAATGTTCCCGGATGACTACGACCGCGTGCTTGCGAATCTGAAAGCGCTCAAGCTCAAGGCGGGCGCTGCAAAGGACGGTGATGCGTTTTGACCCGTGCCGAAATTCTGAAAGCCGCTGAGCGATGCGTCTGCACCGACCGAAATCAGCAGTACGGTGAGCCGGCGGACAATTTCCGCACGATCTCCATGCTTTGGAGCGTTTACCTCTGCGCGCGCGGCATGGAGCAACCGCTCGGTGCAGCCGACGTCGGCGCAATGATGGCGCTGTTCAAGCTCGGACGCATCGCAACCGGAGGAGATAAAGCGGATAACTTCATTGACCTCGCCGGGTATGCCGCCTGCGCAGGGGAAATCTCAACGGAGAGCGAGTGCGTCTCGAAAGACGTAAAAGTTAGCGTGGGGAACAAAGACGGAGCAGAACGCGAAAAAATGGCAGTTCCGGCGAATAGGATTGTCCGCATGACGCGCAGCGCTGACGGAGCATACCTTGTCAAAACCGGCTGCGCTATCCGGGAAGCGCCGGACTTGCGCGCAGCGCTCGACATGATCCAGCAGTACGAAAGCGAAAGCACATAAAGCAAAGCAGCGCACGAAACCGTGCGCTGCTTCTTTCTTTATCCGAACAATTTCCAGAGCTGGTTGAACTGCGCGGCCGTGTAGCCGTTTTGCAAAGCCCACGCCTGCAAGTCAGCTTTCTTGTATTTGTTCTTTCCGTCCTCCGTCTTTGCGGTCTTTGCCTGATAAAAGTCCGCGATCTGCTGCAGCGAGTAACCGCCATCGTAGGCGGTCTCCACCTTTGCCTGCGTGTTTTCCGTAAGCTTCTGTGCCATGACATTGAGCGCGAGCTGGTCACTGCCGCCGCGTTTGCCAACGACCGTCTTGATGATTGCCTGCATCACATCGCCGTTGCGGTCTCGCGCATTGTCCGGCAGTGTGTCTTTCGCGGTGCCGAGCTTGGCGCGGTATACGGCGTTGTCTGCCACGCTGCCGCTGCTCTTCGTCGTCCACGCCGGGGTGTCGCCGCCGTCGAGCTTCGCCTTCTTCTTGCCGGCCGATGTTGCGACTTCCAACAGGTTTTGAATCGCGGCCGCTTTCTCCGCGTCGCTCGACTGCTTGTATACCGAACTCCGAATGACTTTCTGAATGTTGTCATAGGCCGTCTGGCCATATGCCATCTGGTACTGCCGCCTCTCGTCCTGATCCAGCGACACTTTTTCGCCGTCTCTGTTTCCACTGTTTGGCGCTTTCTTCTCCGGATATTTTATGTCGATGTTCTCGCCAAGCCGGTACAGCTCTTGGTTCACGGCGCTCGTCCGGTACTTCGTCACGCTGCCGGGATTCAGTGTCGCGTTCAGGAAGTTTTCTGCTGCCGTGCCGGTGTATTTCTTCTCCTGCCCCCAGTTGTCCAGCGCAGCCGGAAGCGTTTCCCGAAGCCCCGGAATCTTGCTCTTCATCGCGTTCAGACTGTTTTCCCACACGGTGTCGCCGTTGTAGGTGTCGCGCACCGTCCCGTCAACCCCCTGCGCCACGCCGGACACGACGTTTGGCACAAAGCTGGTTGCCTGAGACGCGCCATAGCGGAACGTCGCGTCCGCAAGCTTGCCGCCCGTGGTGTCCGCTTTGGAGTACTTGAGGCTGTTCTCGATCTCCTGAAACTGCGACATAGCGGGCAGATCCATCACGCTCTGAAAAGCAGATTCCAGATTGCCGCCCGCAACGTTTGCAAACGTCAGGCCCTCGTCCTTGTAGCAGTCTGCCAGCAGTGCGCCATAGGTCATCTGCGCGTTGATCGGGTCGAGGAAGCCGATAGATACCAGGTCGTCCCCGTCGCGCCACTCCGTGCTTTCTCCGGCAATCCACCGGTTGAGTGCACTAAGGTTAAGCTGCGTGCCGCTCACGCCCTCGGACTTTTCGAGCGCTTCCTTGTCCTTGTCGTCGTCTCCGGCGACGTTCATGATACCGGCCCCGGCAAGCACGGCAAAAAATGCGATGCCCATCGTGCCGTTGAACGCGCGGCCGAAATCCGTCACAGCCTTCGCCTGTTCGGATGCGGTCAGCGTTCCGGCCTTTGCCTTGTTTAAGACTTTGACGACCTCCGCACCGGCGTTAATAAACCCGGCAGGGGAGTATTGAATCGCTGCGCTCGCAATGTTGCCGGGCACGTTTGTGAACGGCAGGATGAGATCGCCCACTCCGAAGCTGCCGCCGCGCTTGTCCTTAATGCTAAATACGTTCAGCGCTCTCCGCACGGCGCTCGTCGCCTGCGCGAGCTTGCCTTCGTTCTGGAACGTGCGTTCTCTTGCGGTTTCCTCCGCGCGGCCGTCAAGCGCGCCTTTTGCCACCTTGCCCTTAGCTTCCAGCGCGTCAATTCCGCGCTGCGCTTCCGCCTGAATACCGCCTTTTTGCATCTGGTCAGTCGTGACCATGGCATAGTTGCTGTATTTCTCCCACGTGGAGAGAAACCGTTCCAGAAAGTTCCCGACCATCTTGAACGACCTGCTGCCGCCGGTTTCGTATTTGCCCTGTGCGTTGGAAACGCTTGCGTCAAGGCCGGTTTCAATGTACGACTTGAGCGCTGCCTCGCCCATGCCTTTTCGTTTCGCCTTGGAGAAATAGCTCTTATCCGCAGCTACGGAGCGTGTGCCGGTGTATTTCGACAGCAGCATGTCCAGCCCGACGCCGATGTTGTTTGACACGGCCTCTACCGGATCATACACCATATTGCCGGCGAGGTTTCTGCCAGGCGTCGCTGGTTTCGAGAGCATGGACAGATAACGATAGGCTTTGATCTGTTCGAGCGTGGACGGTTTCGCGTAGTCATACGCAATGCCGCGCACCTGGCTTGCGGCAACGTCACGCAGAAACGCTTCGCCACCCGGCAGTTTCTTTGCCTGCTCAAGCGCCTTTTCCATTGTCCTGCCCATCTTGTTCGACCACAGTCCGTTTGTGCGCCGCTCCGTGCTCATGTCTTTGATGAGGTCAACCACGCCGTCCACGTCGCCTTTTTCGATGCTGCGCAGCTTCTCCGCGTTCTGGCTCACGCTGTCGAGAATCTTCTTGCGCTGCTCGTCTGACATTTTGCGCGTGCGCTCGCTGTCGTTCAGCAGTTGGATCGCGTCCGCTTCCATTAGCGCCGGGTCAGACGCGAGCTGCCGCCGCTGCCGCAGCGCCTGACCGGCTTCCGTGCCGTGCGCGTCCCATTCTTTCATGAGCTTTGCCACTTCGGCGTAGGCATCTTTGCTGCCGCTCTCGCGCGCCTTGGCCACTTCTTTGACGATGATCTTGTGCGCAAGCACCGTGTCGGTATCGTCCCAGTCCTGCTTTTCACCGAACAGGTCTGCCTTTTCGCCCTCGTAGTCCGATTCAAAGCGCTCCTGTGCCTTCGCGTTTACCTCTTCGTCATGGTTGACTTTGTGCGTCCTGTCTTCCGGCCTCAGCCCTTCCATCGCACGCTCGTCGTCGGTGAGCACGCCGTCGGTCGAGCGCGTCTGTGTCCGCGCTTCGTCATAGCCAAACTCCGCGGATTTTGCGCCATGTCCTTCCGGCAGCGCGGCACGCTGCCCGGCATCCGTCTCTGCCTCTCGCTGCTGCACGTCTGCAAAATTGCCACTGTTTTGTGACTGTTCCTGCGCCGCTTTTGCGGCCTCTCGTGCGTCGCGCTCCGCACGCCAATCGTTATAGGCTTCTTCCTCCGTGATCTCTCCGAGCATGAGCGACAGGTCATTATCTCGATAATACTCCCACGAGTACGGGTCAGTGCCACCGGAAATCTGGCTTTTTGCTTCCATGTATGCCGCGTCAGGAGCAACATATTCGCCGTTCGGTTTTGTGTAGCCGTCTACGAGCAGGGAGTCCAGCACCTTTTCCACGCGCTTTGCGTCTGCATAGTTTTCCACGCCGTTGTCTTTGATGATCGCATCCAGTGCACGCAAAATCTCCGGCCGGGAAAGGCCGGTTTTGTCAATCACGTGCTGCACAACGCGCGAGTTGTTCGTGATCGTGCCTTTCCCGCGCTTATGTCGGTCGCTCTGCATTGAGCCATAAATCATAGGGGTAAGATCTTCTGCAACGCGCTCAAAGTGTTCGTGCAGCTCTGGGTGGTTGTACTGGAATGACTTGGTGCTCCGCTTGGCGATGTATTCGTCAGACCGGTTGTCGATATGATCTTCCGGCGTATATTCCTGCGGCTGACTGTTCGCGTCCCGCTCCGCGCTCTGCCATGCTTCCGTAGCACGTTCCTGCGCCGGGCTCTGCGCCGGTTCGCGCAGCCCTGCGGCTTCTTCCACCATGCGCAGCGTACTGTTCTCCTGCGGCTTCTCCTGCGCCGCCGGAACGTCCTGCGTGGTCTCGACAGGTGTGGCCTCTGCCTGCGCTTCTGCCGCGATCGTTTCCGCCTCTGCCGGTTTCGCGCTCGTTTCCGTGTTCATGCTTGCGTTTACGCTTGCGACAGGTTCTCCGGCGCGCAGAGCGGAATTTTTCTGCGCGTCTACGCCTTTGGCGATACCAGCCGCCGTGCCGAATGTAGACAGCGCCGCACCGATCATCGCGTCATACGCAGACTGCGCGAGCATTTCCTTCGCGCCTTCTGCCGTCGTATAGCTCGACTTTGCCGCAGCGCCCTTGTCGTAGATCGCGCGAATCGCCGGGTTCAGGATGTCGGCCACGGCTTCCTCTGCGCCCTCACCGACAGCGTTTGTCAGCGCGCGCACAACACTGCGCCCGGCATCCGTTTTTGCCAGTTTTCCGATGAGCTTCTCCGCCACGTCGTCCGCGGCACCGCCGCCGAACAGCTTGCCCACGTCGAAGATCTTTTCAGTCAGAACGTCAACGGCAGCGGCCGCAGCACCGTATGCCACCTGTTCGCCCTCGCTTGCGCCGTCAAGACGTGCCTCACGCGACCCGCTGCCATAGGAGCGCAGGCCCATGTTTGCCAGGCCCGCGCCGGGGAGCAGCGCATTGAGCGCCATGTCCGCGCCGAGCTGCAGGCCACCGCTTGCAATGTCCACAAACGCGCCCGCGGCTTTGCTGCCGCCGAGGTTATCTTTTGCCTTTTCGGATGCTTCTGCCGCCGCTGCCGCCGCTTTGTCTGCCTTAGCGTAGATGCTTTCCTGGTTGCGCTTCCGCGCGGCCTCCGCCTTGTCCTTGTCCTCCTGAGGCACGGCGTTGTCTGCCACGGTCACGCCCATGATCTGTGTTCCGCTGCGCTTGTTGAGAAAGGTTCCGGCCGCGTTTTCGTAGGCGCTCTCCGCGCTCTTTACGGCGGATTTTGCGATGTTTCCGCCCGCTTCCGCCGTCTTGCTCTCCTGCATATTGCTCTTGCGGTAATCATCCGAGATTGCCTGATTCGTCAGGGCAAGCGGCGTTGTCGTGTCCGCGCTGTAACCGGCGTCGCCGAAAGCGTTGAGCAGCTTCTCCCAGAAGCTGATGTTCTCTTTCTTCTTCTGCGGCACAGGTTCAGAGATCGGTTCGGTGACAGGTTTCTGCTTGGCAGCAGTGCCTTGCGTCGCCGTCTGACCCCACACCTTATCCATTTTGTATTTTGAACCGCCGTAAGCCTTCTTGCCGTACTCTCTGTCAATTTTCTCCCGGCTGCTCTTTGCATACTGTTTCAGAAAGTCAGATGCCATGGTCAGTTACCTTTCCTTAGTTTGCGTTTCGGTAGGTATAAGTACCGTTGCCGTTGACGACCTCTTTCACCTTTCCAGAGTTCACGAGTACTTCCAGTTCACTTGGTGTCACGCGCCCATAGCCGCGCACCATCACCCAGCCGGGACCGTTCGCGTTCGTGATGTAGCTGTTTTCGTGGTAATCTACGGCGCTTTTTGGTTTGGTTTTCGGGTCTCTGGCCGAAGGGATCGCGTTGTCGTCACCACCGCCACCGCCGCTACCGCCGCTGCCCGCCCTGCGGTTTGATGCCGTGTAGCTCGCCGGATATGCGCCTGTGCGCTCGTAGTAGAGTTTCGGGTTCTGCGCACCCCACACTTTCTGCATCGCGTCGATCTGATCCTGCGAATAGCCGAGCGCCGAATAACCGCTGAAATCGCCGTACTTGGCGAGCGTCGCAGCCTGCTGTTCGAGTCGGCTGCGATCGTTTTCCGCGAGCGTCGTGTCCACGCTCAGCTGCTTGACCGCCGTGTTGACGATGGAGTTATCCACACGCTGCGCCTCGGTATAGAGCGCCTTCGCGCGTGCCGCATCGTTCTCGCTGATCGCCTGCGCGACCGCGTTCTGATACGCTGCCTTCACCTTCTGCCGCTGCGCCTCCAGATCGGACAGTGCGTCCGCCTCCGCCGTGGACACTTTGCCCATAGCCGCGTTCCTGCTGTTCTGCTGCGAGAGCGCGAGCTGGCTGCCAGCGCCGACATTGATGCCGCTGCCCGCCAACTGTTCGTTCAGGTTTGCGCGTGAAATGTCCGCCTGCGTCGATACCTGCCGCCGCGCCTCGTTGTACGTCTGCGGGATCTTCGCGGCCTGCGCGTCATAGTCCGCCATGTTCTGGTCGTAGGCCGCTTTCAGTGCGTCGGTCTTTGCCTTCTGCTGTGCATCGTAGATCTTGTTGATGCTCTCGCTCTGATCTTTTGCTTCCGGCAGGACGGTGCTGTTTCCGACGATCTTGAAGCCGCTGCCGTCCGCGCCGCCGCTATAGCCGTACTTTTTGCGGATAAGCTCTGCCTGTTCGTGTGCCTCGTTCATGCCGCCCTGATTTCCGGCCTTCTGCGCGGCTTGCCACTGCTCACCGAGCGCGGCAATTTTCTGCTTGTCGGCGCTATTTAGGATTGCGTCATTGAATGCCATCGTGTCACCTCGTCACTTGATAGGGAAGAGGGGACACCGCCGCGCCCGGCAGCGTCCCCCGTGTCGATTCTTATTTGTGTTCCAGCAGCTGCAGCCGCGCCTCGTGGTCGTTGATCGTGTCCTCGCTGCGCTCGATCTTGTCCCACATTTCGTTGTGCTCCTTGGCGTTCCCAGCGTCCATGCGGTCAATGCGCGCCGTAAGCGCCACGACTGCGTCCGTGTTCCGCTGGATGATAGTGCTCATGCGCCAGCACGCGCCGATCAGCGTCAGCACAAACGCCGCCGCCGAGATGATGTCCGCAAGCGATGCTGCCATCCTCAGCCCTCTTTCCTCGGCTTTTCATAGCTCAGTGCGCGTGCGCTGTCGCCGACACCCGCGGTCGTCGGGTCGACCACGATGCCGAGCAGACACAGGATGTTGATAACCATGCTGATAATCGTCGTCACCTGATCCTGCGCCACACGCGGCACGATGCCGCACACGCCGAGCACCTGATACACCAGCGCCACCAGTGCCATGACGAGCGCGGTCAGCGTCGTCTTGTTCTGCAGTCTGAGTTTCCAGTTAATTTTCATATATAGTCCCTCCTTTACTTTTCATCGACCATCCGCTGGCACACGATCATCGTGCGCAGCATATCCATCGACAAATCCAGCTTGCCGTGCGCATCGCCTTTCAGAGCGCCGCGGTCGATCAGCCGCTGCGTCTCCTCGCGCGCCCAACCGGGCACGTCGTCGATTATAACATATCGAGAACTGCGCGCGTCCACGTACCGCTTGCCGATCACCATGCCGCGCACCATGTCCAGCGACAGGTCAATGCATCCGTGCTCGTCACCTTTCAGGGCGCCCGCGTCCATCAGCGCGCGTACCGTGTCCTGCGCCCAATCGGGCACATCCTCGATTTTGCTGTATCGTACCATATCATCGTCCTCCTCGACTGTATTTTCTTCCGGCGCAAGCGAAGCCTTGAATGCGTCCCACTGCGCTGGGTCATCCACCCACGGCATGGGGCAGCGCTTGCCCGTCACGTCGTAGTGCCGCAGCACGTGGTCGGTGTCGATGCC